CTAATACGGTGGCCGCTAAAGGCAAAACCGCTTATAAAGTTAACATGAATGCCTGGTTCGCTCCTAAGCGCTTGTTTGACATCGACGATAATGATGTTAAGACTGATTGTGATCTGTATGTCAAGAAATTGACAGCGGCTCAATGGGCTAAAATCGGGCTTCAGAAAGTGTCTCACCGAAATGCCAGCGCATATGATCAGTTAGTAAGCGCAGTTGGATTTGTGAACGAGATAATGATGACGAGTAGTGGTCGCACACTCAAGGACAGCGGTGAGTTGGAATTGTGGCACACAGCCTCTACTAATAAAGGTTTCTCGGGATCGCCTTTATTTTCTGGGAATAGCGTGGTGGGTATGCATATAAGTGGTTCTAGTGATCATAATGTTGCTATTCGGATGGAGTACATACTTTTCTTAATACCTGAGCTATTGGCTGAGGACAGCTCTACATACGTCACAGAAAAATTGAGTAGATCTGATAAATATCATGGTAAGGAAGTTGAGATAAATTATCGGGATGATTACACTTCCATGATAACGAAGAAAGGTAAAGTAGTTTTTACTGCTAGTGACGCAGTGAAGAAAGGAATTCGTAACGCCTTCGTCGGGTCCGGGAATAATAACTGGGCTGATTATGACGATGATGAAGGCTACCCACCCATTAGAATTAATGAGAATGGTATAGTTGGGAATTATATTGAGCTTGAAACGGAAAAAGCCGTGCATTGCGCAAAAGCGTCCAGCGTACAACATGAAATAGATGATTATTTCAATAGTAACATGGATAAATTAGAAAAACTGGGCTATGAGATGGATAAATATGGTTATCCTAACATTGAACCTAGATTGGAACAAGATTCGGTTACTAAGCATCTTGATTTATACGCTGAAAGAAATAAGAATATAATTAAAAAACCAACAAAGGATGAAATTGTTAGAACGGTTATGCTGATAACTGATATGCTATCGGCGAATAGATTTGAGCCCTGCAAAGAATACAGGACTGCAAAACGATTCGTTGACATAATTGACTCGAGCGTGGTCAAATCTGGCAAAAGTCCCGGACAACCGTACCAGGCTGAAGGCTTGCCGCTGAACGAGAATGTAATTAATAAGTATACAAAAAATGGACTAGCGCAAATAGTCGATAATTTGTGGGATGAACCTATGCAACTCAAATGCTTTATAAAGGCTGAACCCACCAAACAAAGTAAACTGGTTAATCGCATGCCTCGTATTATAACAGGTTTGCCCTTACATAAGATGATAAAGCATCAATCTATATTTAAAGAAATGTTAAACACAGCAGTTGATAATTGGAAAGAATCGAGAATAATCTATGCGTTCACTCCCAGCGCTCCTGGGCATATAGAACACCTAGTGAGGAAATTTGATGGGAAGAGTGTGTATGAATCCGATAAAACCAATTGGGACTTCAATTGCTTTAGTTACTTCTTCGATATATTTGCTGACGTCATATGCAATTTGTGTGAACAACCGCTAGACATGAGTGATAAAGAGTTTAAAGAATATATTAGAGATGTTCGAAATTCGATAGAGGAAGTTGATAAGAAAACCGTTTACCGTTGTACTAACGGACGTGTTTTCAAATCTTCTTATGATGGTGCCATGAAGAGCGGATGGTTGCTGACGATATTTTGCAACAGCTTGGCTCAAATTATAGTAGACGTGTTAGTCAAAATAAGACTTGGTTTATCTGATGAAGACATTTTGAGCGAGAGCAACTACTTAGTTGCCGGCGGCGATGATGTTCTCCAAACTTTCAGTGACACAGTTGACGTTAATAAATATATTAGCGTAGCTGCCGAATTGGGAGTTAGTATTAGTGATTTTAAGAAACATGAACAATTTAATGGTTGCTCGTTCTTTAGTCACCAATATGTCAAAAAAGATGGATTATGGACTTATCATCCTGAAAGATTCACCAAACACATTGAGAATTTACGTAGAACAAAAATAGATGATTTACCTATGGCTTTATTCAGCAATATGATAAATTATTGCTGGGATAAGAGAAGGTACGATTTCTTTGAGAAAATGTATAAAGAATTTCGGAAAAATCACCCAGCTTTGTTCACTTTGAATTTATGTAAGCCAATGATGTATTGGAGGTATAAATCTAAAGGATGTGAATGCGTCTGCTAGTTCTAATAGCTATTACAACGTCTTGGATCGACGTTAAATTTCCATGTTGTTGCGTAAATTATTTGTTGTGTTGTTTATGTATATATATAAGTGGTGGGGGTCGGAGTAAATAATGTCAAAATTAGAAGACGAATATGACGCTCTGCCAGAATATACGACTCCTTATATTGGAGCTGAAAAATATACTGGCCCGTATTTGTCCAATGGTAAATTTCAAACTTCAGTTGAGTTCGGAGATAAAACTCCTGCTTCGAAATTGGATACGGCTTCACGTTTGCATGACTCTGCGTACGCTAAGTACAAAGATCGTATGCATCTGCAAGCGGCTGATCATATCTATGAAAGAGAGACTGAAAAGATCAAAGGAGATTTCCCTAAGTATGCTGGCGATATTGTTAAGTACGGTAATTTTGCAAAACGAAGTTTTTACAATATATACGATAATACTGTTGCTGGTAGTTATATTTTGCCCGGTATCGGAACTTTAGCGGGCATGGTATACGGAGGAATTAAAAACATTTACCAAACGTATGATTGGATGATGAATAGTGATAAATACATCAAGGATGTTGAAAATTACTACGCTACCGATCCTTACGCTGGCAAAATGTATAATCCTTATGTTAGAAGAAATTTCAAACCTGATTCTATAAAAATTCAACCTGTTGTTAATAAAATTGTCCATGTGAAGAATGAGGAGGCGAAACCCGTCTTTCATTCGAGATACATACCCAAAATAAAACACAGAAAATTATATAGAAATAGAAAACATTATTACTACGGCTAACACCACATTTTGGAGGTTGGTTGGAGTAAATATGACTAAGAATAATAAGAAGAATATTAAGACCAAGTTGGCAGC